CCAAAAGATCAATGAAAAATAAATATTTATTTTTTCTTTATTATAAACAAAAATTTAGATAATTATTTATCCATACATTAATATTATAGGTAAACAGAATGCGCAATAATAAAGAAAAAATGGTAGATTTTTTAGTAGAAGGTTTTTATGATGAAGATCTTAAACAAGAAGAAATGATTAGTGAAGGTTTTATGGATGCCCATTTTAGCGGTATTGATAAAGACGAACTTTCACGCCTTCGTCAAGTAGCGCGTAGTAAAAAAATGGATAAATATGAAAAAGAAAAAGCACTTGAAGATATTGATGACTTAATTGATAACTCCAATCGTGTTCTTACCAGTTATAATATTCCACATTTTTTAGCTGGTGCTGTAATGAATAGCGTTACTGCTGGTTTAAGCTCTTTAATTAAAGTAGTTAATCGTGCTTCTAATGCCCGTGATCGCAAATCCTATCGTGAAGCTCTTCATCAGATTCGCTCAGTGATTGTGGCTATTAAAACCACTAAATAAAATAATCTCCTATACCTTTTATGGTATAGGAGTAATTCATCTTCTTTCAATGACATATTATTACATTGTAAATAAATAGTTATATTTAGGATAATAAAAATGGAACAAAAAACTTTCAGAGATTTATTTGAAGAATCAATTCATAATAAGTTTCCTAACCAATTTGACACTGAAACACTAACCACTTTTGGTAACTATAAAAATAAAAATTTAGATCATTTATTAACTGGTTATCGTTACGGACATTATAATTATAATGTCTTAGGTAAACTTGATCAAGAGCAAATTGACCATGCTTTTGAAAGAAAAATTACTTTTGAATATCAAGTTAATCCAATGCTTCGTTTAGATGGTTTAACTGTTGAAAAAGATTCCAAAGGGCAATATATTTCAGAAGTAACTAAATATATTGAACTTGGTTTTAATTTGTATTTTGAAACACGTACCTAACATCCTGTGTTGACTAATTTTTAGTCAGAGGACGCTTAACGGATTTATAAGCGTTCTTTTTTTTTTATCATTAATAAAATTAAAATTAAGAATATATAATGATATTGATATCATGTTTATAAGGTAAATGCAATGTTAGATTTTGCTAAAATAGCAGAAATAAATCGTGAAATGGATAAAAACTTTTTAGCGTACAAAGATTATATTATGGAAAAATTCCAAGTCAAAATTAATATTAGACCTGGAAAACATTTTATGGATATGGCTAAAAATAAAACTAACCTATTACGTATGCGTAAAGAATTTATTATGGATAATATTGATGCATACGTAATGCTTCAATATATGATTAATTATCCATATGATGTATATAGTGATTTTTTAGTTAAATCAGAAATTGAAAAGTTAGAAATTTTTGAAGAATTTAGTGAAATTCCTAATTACCGCCAATGGTTACAAAATCATAAAGTAGAAATGGTTAAATTAATCATTAATACAGACGGAGCTAGTAATAAAAAAGGTAATGGTGGTGCTGGTGTAGTAATTAATATGATCATGGAAAGCGGTGAAGAAATTGAATTACTTGCTTACCAAATTGCTTCTGATAAGACTACTAATAACCAAATGGAAATCTTTTCAGCAATGACTGCTTTTAAGTTTTCTCATATGTTTTTCAAAGACGGCTTGTTGGATGCATTAATTGAAAGCGTTGATGAAGATGGTGATTTCCCTAAATGTGTAATCAGTTCTATTGAAGTTCTTTCTGATTCTGAATATACTGTAAAAGGTTATAATCAGTGGATGAAAGGGTGGCAGTCAAAAGGATGGATGAACACTAGTGGTGTAGTTAAAAATCAAGGTTTATGGAAAAACTTTATTAAACTTAAAGCATTAATTACTAAAGATCAAGTTCCTATTACTTTAAGATGGTCGCGTGGTCATGATGGAGCTAAATATAATGAAATTGCAGATATTATAGCTGGTGATGCTTATAAAAGCGAGCATTATAAACATGAAACACAACTATTTGAAGAATATGATGAAGATGATTTAATTGCAACTGTTAATCATGATTATTCTAAAATAGCAACTAAAAATAAAGAAGAATTTGAAGGCTTTGAACCAGCTATCTTCTTAGGTTGTTATGTATTTAATAATTTTGATAGTTTTGCAAATAATGAAAAAGATATTGCTAGTCTTTTATCTTCTTTCAGTGAATAAAATAAACCCCTATACCTTAATGGTATAGGGGATATATTTATATCTTTTTTTTAGATAATTACATTATTACTTTTAAAACCATTAAGAGACTTTTTATCTTGCGCTGATTCAAAGTCAATGGCTGTTTCTGCTTTTGTGGTTGCTTGTGACAACGCGAACAACTTGTTACCAGCAGAGGTTTTATACTTTTCATAATCATCTTTACCAATATAGCTAGCACGCTGAAGTTTAATACTATCTTCAATATCTTTAGACATATTGGTGAATTTAACATTCAGATATTTGAAAGTATATACCATACTACGTAGCAGATAAATAGGAAGCATTACAATATCAGAAATCCAGCTATCCAATACAAGCTTACCAATTACATCCAAAACTGATTCATTAAGAACCATTACATTTTCTAATGACTCATCTAATTTTTCAGTAAGAGTACCAGACAGCAGCTTATTAATAGCACCTTTGGCAAAGTTTTTACTGAAATAAGACATGTATTGAAGCTGATTTTCCATACCACCATTATATTCAAAATAAATATCGGTAGCTACAGGATGTTTCTGATTGTAATCAAAATTAGCTTTAAGAGAAGATGAATATAATACATCAGCAGTACTATAAATAAGATAAGAAATTACAAGATAAGTACTGAAAGCATAACGTTTCTCCAAAGGTAGAATCATTTCACGGCTAATAGCTTGCTTAAATGCAGAACTTTTACTTACTAGCTGTGCAATGATATTACGAATTACCATAGCTGCGTCTGAATAAGAAACCTGAGCAGCATTCTGAGCACCATTAATACCTTTACCGTTATTGTCATTAGCTTCTAAGCTATAACTAAGTAGAGATTGGATGTTTTTATACTGTTCAGTTTTAGTGAAATCGCCACCTGATTTCATTACATCTTTAAAGAAACGACTATTCTGATCAGACATGTTAGCAAAATCACGTTCTGCGTCACCCATCTTTTTAGAATAGAAATCCTTCATTACATCTTTAAGACTTACAAATTCAGAAAGAGCTGAATGTAAAGTTACTTCGCGTTTTTCAGTATTAGAAAGACGACGATAAGCACTTTCAGTCAAGCATTCATTAGAATAGAATTCTTTTGATTTTTCATTGAAGAAATCTTCAACACTTTTAAATTTCATGATTTTTCCTTAGTTAAATACTTTACTGAACATTTCCATCATACGTTTTTCATTAGCCATGCTATCCAATGGATACACTTGCATTTCTAATGGACGATCAGAATCAAACATAGTCATTCGACGTTTACCAATATCAGTAACGCACAGACTAAGCATGTTCATATTTTTAAACATGGTATGAAGAGTACCGCCCTTAGTAATAACTAAGTTATGTTCACGACTAAGTACATCAAGGTCAGAAACATCCAAGAAAACAGTAAATTTACGCAATTCTGTATTAAACAGACCAGCAGAAGCACTTGTTTTACCAGCTTTAGAAATTAATTCACCGATCAAACGGTCTTGCATGTCACGAGAAGTATCACGTTTAACCTGGGCGTCGATTGCTTGCATGTTCATTACAACATCTTTGAAGAAACTAGTACCACGAGCACGAGCTTTCAAATACTGTTCGAAATTGTCATGTTCTTTAGCATCGATCATAGCTGAAACAAGTTTATCAGAATCTACTTCAATAAGATTTACACGTACCATAAGACTCATTGATAGTTTAGTAGCATCGCCGCCTTTATTAGCAGCAATAACATCAAAACTAAAAACGTTTCCTGGAGACATAAATACATTATTAGAAGACTCTACATTAACTTTAGTGCCGGGAGAAAAAGAAGTAGTTGGAGTAGCTTCAGTAAGCAGACTTTCGCCTAAATCAATTTGTAAATCTTCATTAAGTTTACGAACAGCAGCCAAAGCATTACTACCATTAAACTTACCGTCATTATATGCACTTTGAACATCGCCTAAAGCACCTGCAATTTGATCAAGACTCATATTATAACCAGAATCAGTCAAATTACGTTTAATGTATTTAGCGGCTTCTTCAATATCGGAACCAATATAGTTAGCGGCAATAGTTTTAATTAATGCAGCAATTTTGGTTTCCATACCTTTAGAAAGACTTTTATAAAGTTCTGTAGGTACACTAGAAGAAACTAAAGCATACATAGTTAATGCATTTGATTTAGCTTGTTTATTAAGATCATTAAAATCACGGCGACCAACAAAGTTACCGGCAGTATTAGTCATTTTGCCAGCAGAAGTAATAAACTGAGATACAGCAGTAGCTACTGCACCAATAGCACTAATGCCTTCACTGAGCATTTCTTCGCTATTCAGAGTATCTTTATTTTCATTCATAATTAGTAGTCCTATTAAAAAGTATTTAATAATAAATACGAGTCTAATTCTATGTTTATTAAAATTAAAAGTTTCTATATATCTATTAAGGTAAGTTAAAATTTCATTGAATTTTAAGGTCAAACATACTTATAGAAAATTTAATAAAGGTAATTATAATGGGCGCATATGATGAATACAAAGGTATTGATTATGTCCAAACACGCACTAGCCGTGAATTTGACAATTTTTTCATTAATCGTACCCCGCCAAATGATCCAGTAATTACTGGATTTAATTATGTATTTTTTACTTCACCTGATTTACCTATAGCTAGTGCTGCTTTTGCTGGTAAATCATTAGGTAATTATAATATTAATGATGTATTGAAAAGTAATGGATGTTTTTTAAAATTACCTGCTTATGGTGATTCTATTTATAGCAATGATATAGTAAAAACATTATCCGGTGACGGAAAATTATTTATGCCTATTTTTACTAATAGAGCAATATCTGCTCCTGGGTCTAATCAAGAATTAGCTACTATTGATTATGCTGAAACATGGAATAGATATAAAATTGTATTAGGAACTAGTACTAAAGATACTCGTATTGGCGGTAATTTTGGTTTAGAATTATTAGAAGATCAAAACTTAACTATTTCTAAGACAATTAATCTTTGGATAGATTGTATGGAAGGTCAATTTTTTGGAGACGTATTGTCTTCACATTCATTAGCTATTGATTTTGCATCCGTACAAAATATGTATATTGATAATTTAGTTAGTATGTATCATTTTGCCGTACGTCCAGATGGTAAAACTTTAGTATATTGGTCTAAATATACTGGCGTCTTTCCTACTACTAAACCATTTGATGTTTATCAAAGTAGGGATGGAGAAGCTACTGCAGTACCATCTGTAAATGTTAATTTCCAATTCTCTTATAAAGAAGATATGGAAATAGCTATTCTTAGAGAATTTAACTCATTAAATGGTAATAATGCCGGAAGTATAGTAAGTGACACTGGTTTAGGTACTGGTAATAAATTTTATGAAAATTCAGTATCAATTGGTTCACCAGGACAATCTGGTATAGGTATTACCAAAAGTAACAATACAAATTCAGGTATTCCATTATATGAATTACATTTAGCGGAAAATAATGACCCGTTATATAATGGTTCTACACATATAAATTTTTAAGGATTTAAAATGGCAGATTTAAGTAATACTATTGCTGAATCAGAATATGTTTTTGATGAAAAAGCCATGCAATTAATGCAGAACTTTTTTGAAATTAATGATACTTCATTACTTAAAGCAGGTAATTTAGGATATCAAACTTCTTTATTAACACATGCTATGCGTGATGGTACTTTCCATCGTGACGCTCTATTTAATGAACAATTTTTAATTTCAGCTTCTCAAAATAGTACTTTATATAACTGGGCTAAAACGCTTGATTATGATATTTCATTAGCAACTCCTTCTCATTTTGATATTGGTTTTAGAATTTCATTAGCAGAATTAGCTAGAGTAAGTAATGTTAATACAGAAGACAATTCTATTGCTACTTTTACAATTGACAGAACTACACAATTTGATATTGGTGGTTATAAATTTATTCTTCCTTATTCGGCAGTAATTCGTTCTTCAAGATCTAGTACAGGTCAAGTATCAGTAACTGCATCGTATAATTATGATGAATATAATTTTAAATCAAGTTTAGTTGTTACTCCTTATCTAAAAGTACTGATTACTAATAGTAATGGAGTTGATTATGTAGTGGTTAACATGCGTGTATTCCAATTAACTCGTAAAGAGTGGATTTATACCATGACATCTACAGATTTATTAGACAGTAGTATTATTGATGTAGCCTTTGGTGGTAATTTATCATCATTTAAAGCATTTTATAACCCTAATAGCTCGTCTACTTCTGTTTATAGAGGATTAGAATTAATCTTTAACGAAGTAAATGAACCTACTACTGATTCTTATACATACTATACATTCTTAGGCGATGATACTTTAAGAGTATATTTTTCTAATAAATCAGGTGCATTCCACCCGGCATTCAACTCAAAAATTAAAATTGAGACATTTACTACTGAAGCTGAAGCAGGTAACTTTAACTATAGCGGTAATGTAAATATTACATCATCTAGTTTTGATGGTATTACATATAATATTATTTCTGTTAGTACAGCAACTACTGGCGGTTCTAGTATTAAATCTTTTAAAGATACCAAAATTGCTTTAATGGAAAAATTACGTACTCGTAATAACTATACTACCACATATGACCTTAGTACATATTTTTCTACTATTAAAAAATCTGAATTAAAAACTAACTCTAATTTTGAAGTAGTTAAATTACGTGATGACATTTTACGTAGACAATTTTCTTGTTATGTATTGCAGCGTAATAGTAGCGGTGATTTAGTTCCTACTAACACTATTGATTTAGAGTTAGATATTAGCGAATTAGAAAGCTTAGGATATTCTATTAAACCGGGAACATTAATTCTATATGATCGAATTAATAGTAAATATCGTTTATTAGAAGATTCTGAATTACCTGAAGTATATTTACAAGCTCCTGATAGCTATTTGTTTTGCGTACCTTATTTGATTAATATTGATTTTAAAGAATTCCCTAAATCTAATATTTATCTTACTAATTATGAAAAAACTAATAGTCTTAGCTATTATTCATATAATGTTAAAAACCCTTATGAGATTGTAATGAACAATTATAATCTTACCAGAAATCCAATGTTTAATACTGATTATTTTAAACTTAATTGTTTTATTAATACATCTACCGTTAATTTAGATAATATTTTAGTACGTGCCGTATTAATGCAAAATAATACTCCTACAGGTTATTTTGATCTTAATCGTGTAGGTAGTAGTACTGAATTTAGCTTAAATGTATTAACTGACGATAAGTTTAATGATAGCGGATATTATATTATCAGAGATACAATTCGTTCTATTGACAATAATAATATTATTGCAGAATTCCCATTAAATGGTGATTATTATTTGAGAATTGGTGTATTTATTAAAGGTGCCTCAATTTCTACTGAAAAATCTGCATATACATTTTATAAGTTAATGGACGATTTATCAGATTATGGTATTATTTGTGAATTTGAATCTGATACTTCTATAGCTTTTGCCGATGATTTATCTGATATTATGTACTGCCAGACTATTATGAATTCTAGTAATGGTAAAATTTCTATTAATAAAATCCCTGTTATTAATGCGCTATTTTATCTAAACCAATATCAAAATACTGAAATTATGAATGATATTTATTCATATATCAAAATGGTTAGAAATGTTTCTAGTAACTTAGAAAATAATACATCAATTGATGTAAAATTTTATAATACTTCAGGATTATCTAAATACTTTGATATTGATACTACAGATATTAAATTAAGATTTGATATTGCATTAGCCACTACGGAAACTAGTACACTAGATTCTAATATTCGTACTACTATCGTAAACTTCATTGAAAATATTAATAGTTTAACTGAAAAACGTTTTTCTATTTCAAACTTAATTAAAACTTTGGAAAATACTTATACTGCTATTAAGTATATTAAATTTACTTCTATCAATGGCTCGAACATCCAGAACATAGAACAGATTCAGTATGCCGGGGCTAAAAGTGAAGATTTACCATATACATACGTTCCTGAATATTTGTGTGTGCGTAAAAATGTCCCTAATGATAGTTCAATTTCAGATTTTACCTACGATATTGAAATTAACTATGTATAATATAACAAAGTTTTAGATATACTTAAATTTTATAGGTAAAATATTATGTATAAACATGAACGCTCGGCGCAAAAGACTATTGCTGCCGTTCAAAAATACCAAAAAGAAAAATTTGAAAAAAATAATGATTCTTATTTGGCTGAAGCGGCTGCTGCCCGTGAAGCTACTTTTACCGGACTTTCTAATTCTAAAACTCCACGTAAAAAAGCTATTGCTGCTCGCCGTAAAGCTAGAACAGAACGTTTTAATGAATTATTTACTGAAATGGTAACTAAAATTGTTACCCATGCAGCACCTGAAAACTGCGGTGAAATGGTTCGTAAACGTATTGCTACTTTCCCAACTGATATTCTTGATATTCCTCAGTATGATCAATCTTTAGTACGCAATATGAGCCTTGGTAGTCTTAATGGAAATGTAACTGCAGCTAAACTTGCAACTGCTGCCGTTAGTACTATTGTAGATCATGAAACCAATGCTTCTAAAAAGACTGAAGATGCTGGTATTAGCGTTGGTATGTCTGTAATGGATTCCGGTATTTGGCGCGGCGCTGATGAAAATGCTCTTATCAATGCTAAAAATATTATGATGGATTTAGGTGCTACTGTTTCTGGTAATATTCGCGAAAAAGCTATGAGTGCTGTAGCCAATGAAGTTAACCGTATTCAAAATAGCCGTCTTTTTAATGAAGACGTTATGACCGAAGGTCTTTCTGAACTAGCAGCTAAACGTGTTCGTAAAGAATTACGTAAAGAACAAAATAAGACTAATATTATTCGTGAAGTATTTTCTCTCAACAATGCTCTTAATGAATGTGCAGAAGAAAAAGAAGATACTATGAATAGTACTATAATCGATATTATGATTATGGAAACTTATAATGTACTTGGTTGTATTGATAAAGACATTGAAACCATTGCAGAGCGTTTTAAATCTGCTCGTAAAAATGTAACTTCATCTATTGACCAGCCAGAAGAAGAATAATAATAATTAACCCTATAGTGAAAACTATAGGGTTCTTTTAAAGGAATTTATAAAATGTTTGAACAAAATGTAACTTATGTAGATATTTTATCTGAATTAGTACAAGATAATTTAGATTATATGGATATTACTACTGAAATTCATAATGCTGTATTTAATGAAAATGCATTATCCGAAGGCGCAGTAAAAGATAAATTACTTGAAATTTATATGCGTCTTTTTGTAGTAGTGGAAAAGATTTGTACTAAAGTTTATAATGTTATTATGACTGCAATTAACTTCCTTAAAAAAGCATATGCTTCATTTAAAGGGCAGATTGTAATTTCTAATAAACTATCTGCCGAATTAAATAATTATTCATCCAAACTAATTAATTTTAAACATGCAGTTGCAGCAGCTTCAGATTCTAATAGTCATGGTATGAGTACTTATAATGCTGAAGAGGTCGGAATTGAAGTAATATTTATTGGTAGAAAAGTATCAGATCTTATTACAAATAATAAGCAATCAGACGATACTCAACTTGCTGATAAAGAAATTATTGATGCTATTACTACTATTCTTTCTAAAAATGCAACTACTATTAAAGGTATTTCAGAAACTATGAAAGGTCAAATTCGTAGTGGTCAAATTAGTGATGATAAATTACCTGTATTTCGTCGCACTACTGCAACTGCTGTTAAAGTTGCAAATGATACTATGAAAATTTCATCTCAATTAGTTAATATTTTTAAAAATTAACCCTTATATCCCTATACCGTAAAAGGTATAGGGGTTTAAATTCAACACTTTATTAGATTTTTATGAGGATTTTATATATGTCTAAAATTATTCTAGACGAATATGGTAAATTAATTAGTCAAGCTGTTAGTAATCCAGCTAAATTACATACATTAGTCATCCATATTGCTAAATTCATGGATAAAAACCATGATGTTATTTTTGATCAAGGCCCAATGAAAAAATTACTTTTTACTAACCTTGATCAGCAGATGGTATTGGATTTTGTAGGTGTATCTAATGATGAAGTTGCGGCTACTCTTAAAAAAGTAGAATCAATTGGTTCTAGTTGGAAGCTACTTAATAACCCATATATCATCATTTCATGTTATGTTATTCGTGAATTAACTATTCAAAAGAAAATTAGAGAACGTGACTTACTTATTATGTATCTTGCAATGAAAGTATACTCAGGTTTATTTTCTAAATACTTTAAAGTGGGCGTTAATTCACAGATTATGCTTTATACATTAAATGATTTATCAGATAAGTTTAAATATAAATCATTAAAAAATAATTACGCTGTGTATAAAGACGTAGTTATGCAATCTCACCAATTATATGAGAAAGTTCTTGTTAAAGGTGAAGATGAAATGCTTAATGTATATTTTTCACAGATTTTTGGACGTCTTAATAAAATCATGCTTAATATTGCAAGAGCTTATTATAAGAATCGTGATGATAAAAAATATTTGAATGCTGTAAAATCATATGATGATGAAACAGGTGAATTACTGGATTATGAAAACTCATCTTCATTAATTGCTAATTTGTCAGAAGGTACTTCAGGTTATTTTGTTTCATCAAATATTAATATGCAATTAGTACGTCAAGTGTCTACTAGAAATAATATTCCTTCAGGTACTGTTTATCAAACTTTGATGGCTATTAAAAAAGATGAATCTGCTTCATCTATTTTGCAAATGGCTAATTTAATTGTATCTATTATTTATGATGCGCAGCCAGAGTTACTTAATCGTGTATGTAGTAAAGATTTTATTCTTACTGCATTAAAGCAACTAAGTGTATCTAACTCTAATAACCAGAATTTAATTAAACTTAAAGATAAACTAGATTATCTCTTAAATGAATATTGTTCAAAGTATGCAGCTACTCAGCGTTTAGCTACAAAAATGTCATATCGTAATGCGATTTATTCATATTTTGTATATATTTTAGTAGTTAATAAGTGTCGATAAGGAAACTTTAAATGTTAAGTACATATGATTCAAATTGCATACTTGAATTTTTAATGGAAGAAACTGGTGATGGTGAACTAGATCTTCAAATTAAAACTATTATTAATGATTATAAACTTCAAGAAGAGATGATTCTTACTGAAGATACTATATTTAAAAAATCACCTGCTTTACTTAAAGGGGAAAAGATTATTGCAGAAATGCAAAAATTAGCTATTTCTACCAAAGGTAAAGGATTAGAATATAATAAAAAAGTAAAAGAATTAGAAATTATTTTAGAAAATCAATTTGGTTTTGCTGATTTAACTTTAGATATGGGTACAGGCGCTAGTTATTTAACAGCTAATACTATTTTCCAATCAAGAGGTAAACTAAGTAGTTTATCTGTAATAGATATTCTAATTCAAACTTTAAATTCACAAATATCACCTAATGCTTATACTGTAGTAGGTGATCCATTAATGTCTTTAAGAAATTTATCGCCATTTAATAGTTTAGTAACTGAGAAAACTGAAACTGGTTTAAGATTTAAAAATATTAAACCTTTTGGGTTTATGCATATTAATGATCGTTTAATGAATAATGGTAACGTAACAGCATCAGAAGTAATGGCTGTTATTTTACATGAAATTGGGCACAACTTTTATCTTGGAGGTATTTACTCTAGGGCATGGAAAATTGCTACTTCGGTAATTTCAACTATTATAAAAGTGCTTTCTATTATTATTGATAAAATATTTTCGTTAGTTAATAAAGTAATGGATGAAACCCAATTTAGCGCTTTCTATAATGAAGTTTTTTCAGGATTTAGAAAATCATTCCATAATACAAAAATTATTGACGGTACCAACTTTACTTTTTTTGCCACTATTCGAGCTGGATTTACTTTCTTAAGAGCATCGCCTTTTCTTCAGCATATCTATAATCAATTAACTAGTAAATTTGATAGTATTTTACAAGGTTTATTAAATATTATAGGCGGCCCTATGACGCTTATGCAATATTTTGGTATGGATGCTAGAGCTGAAGAAAAATTCTGTGATGATTTTGCTGCTATTCATGGTTATGGTTCTGAATTGGCAGGCGCTTTGACTAAAATGTCTTATGATTTTACTATAGGTACTAATAGAGAAGATGTAAATCAAAAGAAAATCAAAGAATATTCTAGCGGTATTATGATTAATCATGCAGCGGATATTCTTATTGATGCTCTCATGGTTTTTGATCCTCACCCAGCTAATCATGCTCGTCCAGTAAATATGATTAATGCACTTAGGAATATTTCTAAAGATGTAACTGATCCTAAAATGAAAAAAGCTATTAATCAACAAATTGATGAGATTGCTAAAAATTCAATTAAAACATTTTTAGATCATTCTAAAGTAAAAGAAGATGAAGTTAAAAATTCATCTGAACTCGGATATCTATTTAAAAATGGTTTTATTGGCTCTACTATTTCAGGTATTATTTCTGGCGTATGGAACAGTATTGACATTTTAGGTACTTCAGATATTAATAACTTTATTAAATCAGCTGATGACAGTACTAAAGCTAAGGTCTAAATGATGGATAAACAAACACGTAAAGAAGTAGAAGATATGATCTATACTACTTTAAGTAAGCTTGAAGTTTCAGGTATGAATGCCGAAATGTATAAGAAAAAATTATCAGCTTTATCTGATAAAGATTTCTTAGACTACTTTAAGAAAATGAAAAACAATGAAGATTTTAACTTTTATGTAGAAATAGATCTTTATGGTAAAAATGAAATTACTCTTGAATCTATTGAAAAAGCTGCAGCATATTTAAAAGTACCACTAGAGGAATATGTGTATATTAAACATAAATCCCCAGACGGTACACCTATTCGTTCTGCATATAAAGTACCTGTAATGTATGTACATATGAAACGTATGCAGCAGTTACTTTCTAAGAAAGTTAAATCAAACGTAGATATTGGTTCTGGTAATGTACGTTCTAGAATTACCGGTTCTCTTAATAGCACTAACAAATCTGGTCGTTTTACAGATATGGATAGTTTTGCTTTAACTTCTATTACTACTGATACTGGTGTTATTGACCCGGAAACTGGTCGAGTAATGTCGCCTATTATGCAAGAAGTATTAGGTGCTCGTGCTGATAATCTTAAAGCTAAAAGTAAAATGCTTCAAGACATTTCATTATTTGGACATTCTAAATCTTCTAGTAGTGATACTAATGATATTGGTAGAGCAGTAAGAGCATTAGATATATTTATGCTTGGAGCTGGTCTTAAAACTGATTTAGTTACTAAATCTTTAGTACTGAAGCAAGGTGAAAAAGAATAATATACTAAATATATTATTCAAACAAGTAAATAGGTTATAAGCTTATACCAAAAGTATAAGCTTTTCTATGATTATATTTTAATAGTTATAACATTTAATTAGACTCTTATCTGTTATAGATATTATCTCTCCAAAGGAAAATATTATGGCTCTGTTTTTGAATGAAGAAGAGCAGGTACAGCCTGCTAAAGTTGAAAAAGTTCTGTCTATGAACGAAGCAATGCAAGGCATGGTTGACCTGGCTCTTGAAATGTCTACTCTGAATGAAGCACTGTTGATTGCTGATTACCGTGTAGAAAATCAGGTTAAAGCATTGAACGAAGCTGGTAGTCTGGATGCAGCTAAAGAAAAAGCTGGCAATCTGGCTAAACGTGCTGGTGAACTGCTGACTAATGCTGGTAGCAAAGCTAAGAAAACTATTATGTCACTGTATGCTTCTATTAAAGCATTCGTAACTAAATGGTTTGACAAAGCTATGGCTAAAGTTAAATCACTGAAAGGTGCTAAAGTTCTGGTAGCTAAAGCTGCTTGGGATAAAGCAATGGTAGCTGTTTCGGCTCTGAAAGGTGCTGTAGCTGCAATTGGTACTGATGCTTTTGGTGCTAAAATGAAAGCTGCTTCTGACGCTATGATGGAAGCTTCTGCTGCTAAATCAGGCGAAAAAACTGAAGTTAAAGAATCAGTAATTGCTAAAGGTAAATCTGCCGCTGACGCCGTTGCTGCTGCTTGTCAGGCTGCTGCTTCTGCTGCTGAAAAAGGTTCTGATCCTAAAGCTAAACGTGCTGCTTCAGGTCAAGCTGTTCAGGCCGCTAACGCTGCTTCACGTCTTGTACATCTGATCACTAGTCTGGTCGCCGTTAAAGGCGGCGCTGCTGAAGCGTAATATATCTACCCTATACCGAAAGGTATAGGGTATTTATTTTATAAATGGTATTGTTTATCATGAAAAGAAATTTAGATTATTTATTAATAGAAGATAATATAAATGAAATGGTACTATTTGAAAATCTTATGCAATTGAGAATGGATTTGAATTATAAAGGAATTAAAAATTTATCCAGTTATGATGAAGTAGTAGATAAAACAGATAAAGTAGTTTTATTTCTTAATAGATTTATATCTCACATTGAACATAAGTTAAATATTACTGTATCTTATATTAAATACGCAAATAAATATCCTTTTACTAAACTTGAAAAAGGCTTTAGTGAAAATCTATTTGCAGATAAAACTGCTACATGTTTATTTCATAAAGAAGGTTCTTCAGAAATGATAGAAGCTGTTGATGTCGCTTCTAATGTAGTAGGTAATTTGCTTAAAAAAATTTTAAATGATTATTTAGATGTATTGGGGGATGCAGATAATCCTTCTAATGATATTTCTACTTTAACTGATGAAATTAATGATATTAAAATCAAAGCATCTAAAACTTTTAAAAAATTAAATGGTAAAATAAGAAATGATATTGAAAATGGCGGTGGTATAACCAGAGTTAACTTTCAATATATTATTGATGAACGTGAAAAATTTACTAAACAAGTAAGAGATTATTATAAAACGCTAAAAGATACTTTAAAATACATGGAAGAATTAAAAAGTAAAATAAAAGATATGAAAGTTTATAGCTCTATACCATTAAAAGGTATTATGCATGAACTAACAGAAATTATTAGAAATATAATTTATTTTGATAATCATATTAAAAATCTTATTAGAATTGCACTTACTGAAATTTATGGTAATCCTCAATAATTAAAAATTGCAATAAAAACCCTATATCCCTTTTCGGGGATATAGGGGATTATTTTACTTCTTAAGAACCAGTATAAGTACTGATATTTGAGAAGTTGTTTTCCGAAATAAACGGATAAACTTTAGAAGCAATGTATTTCTTAGCAAACTGATCAACAGCCTGACCAAAGTTCAGATAACCAGCAAAAGGCTGCTCATTATCATTTACTTCAGAACTACCTTGTTCAAAGTTAAAGTGGTTAAGCGCAATACGCTTAGGCATAACATGAGTCCACAGTGAAGCATGTTCAATGTTATTACCGCCAAAGTTATCAGCATCTGGACGAGTTACTACATACAGCAGAGCACCGGTGTGGTTATCAGAATGATATTCCAGACCGAATTCTTTAGGATAAGTAGCAATACCAGTTTTAGGGTCACGTACACCTGATACCCAAGCATCATATTTCTTCTGAAGAACTGAACCACTGTGAGCCTGATAGCGCAGAGTAAATTCAGATGGTTTTTCACCAGTCTTCGTAGCATAATGAGTTTGGTTAGAAGTGAAACCAGCGGTAATACCAGCTGTTTCCATATCAATATCAGCAAGACCACTGAAGGCTTTAAAGTTTTTCTGAGACAGAGCTTTAAATTCTTCGCCATCTGGCAACCAAGTAGGGATTTTTACCCATGCAATGAATGCAAAACCTGATACATATGGGTCATGACTACCTTTACCTGTAACAATACTACCAGTAAAGAAATTATCAGCAGTTGCTGATGCGTCATGTCCAGCCATACCGGAGTCACGAGTTAAGAGATCAGACATTTTTAATTATTCCTCGAATTAACGGTTGACAGTAATATCAATGGCAACTTTTTCAATGATACCAGTGAATACTACGGTGATAGACACGCGAACCAGATTCTGCTGTTTGTCATAGTCTGACGCATAGACAGTACCAGAGCATGAAGAACATGCACGGTTAGCAACCCAAGTCTGCAAGTAGTTGTTAACATCATAGCTCATGCTATCGTAAGTCAACGCATCGTTGAATTCCATACGATAATCAGCCATCATTTTTTCAACTTCACGACGAATCTTCAGAAGAACACGAACGTTATTAATCTGAGAAAGAGCAGAGTTCTGAGTCTGAGAAGTCAGCTGAGAAGCAAAGTTTACTTTCTTAGGATCTTTTTCGATATAGTTAATCTGAGCAGTATACAGACTTTCTTTCCAAGGTTCATTTGGATAGAAGTTGATATTATCAAAACCACTGATAACACCACGACGTGGGCCAACGAACGGCCACTGAATACCATTTGCATTATCTACAGTAGGAATCAGGCTAGCCAGGAAGTAAGAAGAAGTAACAGTAATAGTTTCACCGTTATATTCGTCAAATACATCCATATTCTGAGCAAACAGAGAGGTATAGCGAGTAGACATAGATACGTTATTATGACGGAAGTCAATAGTACCTTGTTCATCAGCCTGAATACCCAAATCCAGAATTGCTTTACAGTCTTGACGCTGAACAGAAGCCAGTTCCGACATAGCGTTTTTAACAGTAGCAGAATAGTTAGCATCCAACAGAACATCAAATTCAAACTGCTGTTTATCCAGCACAGATGAATCAATCAGACCACTATAAGCACGGCTATACAGTGAATCCAAAGATGAAGCACCTGAATAAGTACCGTCAAAACCTTTAGTCAGGTAATGCAGTTCAGCCAAATTAACGTCAGTTTTCCAAGTAGCATTAGCATGAATTACTTCAGCCGGAGTTACTTTACGTTCTTTACCATAGATAATATCTACTTTAGCCAGGTCAGGGGATTCATCAGAACCAACTACCAGTGCAGCCAGAGTTTCAAATGCACTACGGTTATCAACAACGTTCATGAACTTAGAGTATTTATTAACTACTGCAGCATAGTAAACAGATTCGTTTGCTTTGTTACGAGCATCCGGGTCAAAGGAAACCATGAATGGGCCTTCAACAGAAACATCTGCGCCAGTAGAATCTTTAGCAGTAAACTCAAGATCATAAGTACGGAAATTAAAGGTATTATCCATGTTGGTACGCAGAGTTAGGCGCAAGCCATAACCATTGTAACCAGCACCGCGACCTTTAGGAATGAAGAAACCAACAGGAGTGCCAACTTCATCTGATTCAGTATTCAGAATAGTTTTCAGTGCAGCTTTAGAAGATACACCAGCATCAAAGTTAGTTACTTTAGGAGCCATAGTAACAGCACCAGCTTCACTTTTACCTACTACTGAAAGCAGCAAGTTAGCATAACGAGCATCAGATGGACGAGGCATGATAACATAAGCTTCACCGCCTGCCTTAACCCATTCAATTACGTTATAAGAAGCCTGACCATATTTAGCAAGGTTAGGATTACCAAATTTAAAGATAAATTCTTCAGGAGTAGTGATTCGAACAAGTTTATTGTCTTCACCAAACTCACCTTGAATTACCTGAAATAACTTCGTGGTACCAGTAGCAGTAATATAGACATTAGAATTGTCTGTAATTTTACTGGAAACCGAAGGATGCAAATAATCAGTCATAGTATTTATTTCCTTAAAGAAATATTTGTGTCAGGTAGCTTAGTAAAAACATCCTAAGATATAATATCAAGCTACGAAAGATCTATTCTTTTGTTATTATAAAAGGTATAGATCTTAGATTTATTTCAATGACACAAAAATAAAAATTAGTAGTGTAGCACTGTTTCAATTGGACCAATACTTTGTAATTGATTAGTTCTAGTCATAAATACACTTGCTTGCAATGCTTTTTTAACATCTTCAAACGAGATAGCGCTGAATACAGAAGTAACACGAGGAATATCTTTAATATTGATTAATACAAAATCACTATCTTTAACACCGGGTGTACCTACTTTAGTGCTAAATGGAATAGCAATATCTTTATCCCAACGAACCATTTCACTAATCATTGCTTCAATAAGCTCAGATGGTACTTTAATACGAACTTTATTAAGATTCATGTTACCATAAAAAGCATCAATAAGTTCTTGCGGGGAACTTACAGAAATTTTAGCACCATTAAGAAGATTCATAAAGGCGTTAGCTTCTTTAACGTTGTCTACAAATACCATTTGTTCAATAATAACATCATCTTTTTCATAATAAAAGATATAATTATCACCTTCACTTTCCATTTTAAAAAAGTTAAGTTTAATTCTTAATGGAAAACGACAATCAAATTTATCTTTACCATCCATTGATTCAAATGAAAAAATACCAAAAGCAATAATGTTAGAGTCTTCAATAGATGCTAAATTGCTTTCAAAATTCAATTTAGGAATATAAAGTTTAATTGGTTTCAATACAATTAATGAATTATCTTTCTTTTGTAAATATGAATTTACTTTAGACATAGTTTTACCTTATTAAATTAAAAAGAAATCCCTATACCTTTGTTTAGGTATAGGGAATTTGTATTATTTAGAAGCGTTATAAATATTTGAAGAAAGTGCTACTCGTTTACTGCTAAGAATGCTCATTAAAAGCATATTTAATGTAAGACGAATATAAAGACTACGATTACCAAGCATTTTCTTATTTTCATTAAAATATTTCAATGTATAATAAAATGCAGTAAGTTCTTCTTTAATAGCTTCTTTAGCATTTGCACTAAGATTAGAAAAACGATTAAGAACTGAATCAATAGATACGTAACCAATTTTCTTACTGCGGCAATAATGCTTATATTTATCAAATTGAGCCATAATAAGATTAATAGAGGTAGATACACTTCCTTCTACTTTATTATTGGCTGTATACATCAAAAGATTTACATGGTCTTTAAATTCGCGCATGTTGGCATCAATTAAAAGAGCTTCATTAAGTTTAACCAGTTCTAAAGGAGAAAGATTATCAGTACCATTTTTATCAAACGTACTAATTACATTCTTAGATTCAGAGATAAGATTTTCAACCATATCTTCAAAACCTTTAACCATATCATTAATTGATTCTACAGCTGATTTTTGTAAATCTTCTTCAGTATTATGCATCATGCTTTGTAATTCTGAAGCATCTAATTCAGTAGCACCCATTTCTAATACTTGTTCAGGGGATACATCTTTAGGTATTTTATTAATTGTCATCATGAAAACCTTATCTAATTATTTAGAATCATACTTTTATATTATTTTGTTTGAGAAAAAGAATTAATCAAACTATTCTTAATCTCTATAAGCATATCGTTATAATAATCAGATTTTCTTAAAGATTCAAGAATAATATTTACGTAAGATACACCTTCATCTGTAAATAAACCTTCAATTACTTCTAATTCATCAACATCAAATTCGCTTAGACCAGCAAATTCATTAAAAGTAAATGCATCATCACTGTTAATAATGTCTTCCAGAATATCGATATAATTAAGAATAATGAAATGATAATCATTATTAACAAAATTAAATTCTTTACGCATTGAATAGTATTCTAAATCTTTACGATTTTCATTAGTACGATAATTTGCAACATACGCTTTACGTTTATTAAAGACATAATTTACTAAAAAATTACTAACTAATTCTTTACGATTAAGATAAAAATTATTATAAATAATTTGTGCAATATAGTTCTTTTCAGCGTCACTAGAATATACGCGTTCAAAGTCTTCTAATTCAAATCCAAATTCTTTACAAAAAGCAATATATACACTATTATTAATATCGTTTTCTAAAGTTTTAAGTAAATCTGAATCTTCGTCAGTAAGAGTATAATTAGCGCGACAATAATCAATACGATTAGTCAGTGCTTTAAGAAAATCATTGGTAGGTTGACGAGAAAATATATCAGAAGGTGTATTAAGAATTTCTTTAAGAGATTCTTCTAATAGAGTATATGATTCTTTAATAAAATCATAAGCATTATTAATCATTTGATCTTGAATAAACATTTTTATTTTTTTCCATTTAAAAGATTTAGAATACTGTCATTAACTTGTTTAGGCTTACTCTTATCTCGAATAAGTGGACTATCAGCATTAAGGCCAGCTTTTTGTTGTTTCATAGCTTTAATAGCATCTTCAATAGACATACCCGAACCTACAAATTCAGCTAATACACTTAAATCTATATTAGTACCATAATTTTGTACAGGGTCATCTTTATTATACGGCTTTAATTCTACTTTAGATTTCTTTTTATTTCTTAAGAAATGACCAATGTTATTACCATGAGCAATACCATAACGTAGTACTAAATAAGCCATTAATACGTCATCATGAAGACCTACTTCATGTTCAATTTTACCTTTACCATTATAAACTAAACCACGAATATCATCATAGATTTCTTGAATAGCAATAACATTAGGACTATCTACTACTAATTCTTTAAGGATATCCATCATTATTTCACGAGAACTAGTATTTGTATTGATACCGTATGAAATATTTTTAGATAATTTTTTAGGATCTTTTTCAGAAGTTTTATCTTTATCTGAAATTTTATAATCAAAATAAATATTTTCTGGAATAACTTCAATAAGATTATCAATAATAGCTTTACCATAGTTGTTATTTTCTATAAACAGGATTGAATGTTTTAAGAAACCTTTAATCAATTCTCCTAATAAAAGAGAAAAATATTTAGTATTTATGGTATTGTGTTTAAATACAGCAATAGGTTTAAAATCATTATCAGGATCAGCTATGACAAAAGTAGAGTAGTCTTTATCAAGACCGCCTGCAACGTCAACACCAATAAAATATGTTTTTTCAGGATCAAGTTCTTTATAGATATTATAAAAGAATGTAGATTTAACTAAAGTTTGACTGTCTTCATGATATTTCATAATATCAATAGATTTTTTACCTATAGCTAATCTAATAGCTTCAGATATTACGTTTAGTTGCTCTTCATTAAATACAGAGTTATCAGAAGATTTAGTCCATACTAAGTTAATTTCACGGTTAATAACAAGCCAGTTGTACATTAATGAACGACATTCTTTCTCATACCATTCATTAGATAAACCCAATTGCTTCCATGTATAAATAATATTGATAAAGTCATTTGATGAGTTATCACCAACATATTTAAGAACTTCATCACGAGTCCAATCATACATTTCTTCAATAAACTCACAAGCCATATCAATAACTTCTTTACAGAATTTACCTGCTGGCGAATCTATATTAGAAGGAGTAGTAGAAATAATTTTACTATGGGGATTACCATCACGTTCAGCAAATTCGGATACTTTAGAAATTGCAGGTGTAGCTGCTTCCCATACTATCTTATTGTGTTTTAAGAATGCAACATTGTGTTATTAGTAATTCGTTAAATTACTATCACTAATATTTTCATATTAAATTAGACTATATCTTCAACTTATACCATTACCATTATAAGTTGCTTCCCATTTCGATATCACTTGATATCTACTCTACTCGCTTTTTTATACGTTCCTATTAACGTATTATGCTTTCGATAGTCGTTGAACCTTCATCTTATAGATGCTTGGCTGCTGATTGTCCAATTCTTATAATTTTTAACATTCACGCTCATCGTTACCAATCACGTTGTAGTTTATAAGACTCTAAGGAGTTTCCAGCAATTAAAGAAGTTTTAAATGAGCTAGCATTAACTCATCTTCCCACCAAATAGGAATTGACATACCACGACCTTGTTTATCTGCTTCTTCAGCTGATACTGCCTGACCGTGGATGTTAATTTTGTTATTTGTAATGGTAGATAATTTCATTGTAACGTTATCTGTATCTTTACTAATATCCACTACGGCATTAAAGAGATAATCAGGTAAGTTATTTTTAATGTCTGTAAAACGTTTTAAGTTGTTTTCTGCATCTTTAATAGATTTATTACCAAAGAGCATAGGTGTGTTTGTAGTACCAAAAAAATATACCCAGCTTAAAGCTGCTGTAATGGATACAGTTTTATATTTCTGTCTTGGTAGCATAATAATAAAATTAAGAGAGTTAAAAATAGCCCATGTAATAGCTAAGTTTCCTGGATGTAAATCAAATTTAGCTACGCCGCCAGGAATAGATATTCGAACTATTTCTCTTATGTAATAATATGGATTACGCTGAACTTCTCTTAGAATTTTTGTCTTTTGTTCTTTAGTAAGTTTTTTAGAATAAGGATCTACTCCAATTAAATCCCTATCATAAATTTTTAATAGGAACTTATAATTGTCTACCCCTTTTTTCTTAAGATATCGACTTACATTAAGAAAAGACAAATTTCTAGTATTGACGTCAGCATAATACTTACTAGTATCAATTGCTAATTCATTACTCATAAAATTTACCTTATAAAAAAAAAGAAAAAAAAAAGAACCCCGAAGGGTTCTTAATTTATATTTATGCTTCACGGCGGTACTGAACTGTTTCAGTATCCCATACAAAAAGCAGATGCCATAATTTCAGGCATACTAATTTAACGAAGTTCCAAATACTTACAAAGAATACTTTGATTGAATGACCAACCCAGCCAAAGAAGCCGCGAGCTTCTTCAGGAGTTTCAAAGCCTTCAGTATAAGCATCATCAATCATATTGATTGAACTGTTCATATTGGTAAGAGCAGCTTCCATTTCAGAAATGCTGTAACTTACTTCAACATTTTCGTAATTATTAAGAAGTTCTACTTCTTTAATAATACGAGCAAAGTTTTTCATTACTTTGCGCAGATTTTGAATACTCTCACCAACAACTGATTCATCGTCAATTTCTGCTAATACAGAAAGTGAATCATTGATATAAGTGCGAATATTTTTACCTTCAGTTGTGTTGTCAACATCTTTAGGTAGCTGACGATCTACATTATTGAAAAGAGAAGTGATATTGATGGCAATTTTAGATAAATGGGTACGAAATTCTTTTTCGTACGCTGCACCTTTACGGTCAATTTTCTTGACCGCATCGTTTGCTTTATCGGCTGTTTTGTCAACATCAATAGTAACCAGTTTGATAGTTTTGGTTTTGGTAGACATAGGTTTCACCTCTTCTTTTTCAATAATAGTAGTTTCTTCTTTAACAACTGAAGAAGAATTTGAGTTAACATCGCTTGGATGTTGTTTTTCAATATCAGCTTTTTCTTTTAATGCTTCTTTCAAAACTTCTTCTAAAGCTGAAAGAGATACATTAATAAAACGGATATGATCAATTAACAGATAATGAATAGCCGCTAAACGAAGTAATTCGCCAGTTTGATAACCATTAAGCATAGTTTGATATTTTTCTACGCTTGAAATATTTTTTACTGACTGATTCATACTGCTAGACAGTCCAGTAAGAACTGTACGAATATCAGTTAAATATGTAATTGTGTCTTTAACGTGGTTAATGATTTTATCTGCATCTTCCATGTCAATAACAACGGTATAATCTTTAGCTACTTTATCGTAAGAAACTTTCATTTCTTTACAGGTAACTACACTTTTATTAGTGATCATATTAATGGCACTAATATTAGGAACATCAATTTCAAGTTTAAAACGTTCAATCAACAGATTGATAAAAGCTTCACCAAACAATTTTGTTTCTTTAGTTTCAGAAACAGTAGTACCATGAATAAATTGCATGATTTCATTAAACGTAATATTTTCAGCATCGTTTACATGCGGTAGTAAACTTTCCATTAAAGGATTTAGATTAAAGATATCAAAAATGAATTCTTTTTTATCTTTATGACCAGTTACTTCAGTATCAATACCAATACCATACGAAGCTGTAACGTTAAGAGACAGCCCTGAAATAGTATTAATATCTAAATTTGAAATAGTATTAGGCCGACTACGACGAAGTGCAGTTAGACTTTTTTTACTATTTTCTTTTTGCTGAGCCTTGCTTAACGTAGCAGTTTTAGCAGTAGTTTTGGTAGTTTTTTTGGCGTTGGCAGTAATAGTTTTCATAAATAAAATCCTCTTAAATTTTTAATTAAAGTTTAAACTTATACACAATAATTATATATCATTAAGAGGAAAATATTTACGGTTTTTAATTATAAAAAACATTAGAAGAACCACTAGCACATGCACCGCCGCAATCAATACTATCTCCAACTCTAGCAGCAGGCATTCCTTCAATCATTATATTAGGAGAACCAGCAGCAGTTGTACCCGGATGAGGAGGTGTATTAGGACAAGCATGGTTAGGCCATGCATCACCTTGTCTATGTGCCAGTAAACCATTAATAAAAGTTTTACTAGCAGAACCAGTACTTTGTCTAGGCGGATAACATCCATGCCCAGTATCATTATCACCTTTTCTTACAGCCGCAGGCACAATTACCTCCACAATGTCTAATTTTTTTAATAAAAGAAGTGTATGGTTTTTTAATTCGCTGTTTTACAGGCTGTTCTCTGGAATATGTAAAACTGTTAATTTCATTCCATTCACGCATAGATTGAATAAATGAATAACCATCAATATCTTCAGGATGTACTGCTTCACCATTAGCTGGACAAATAGGGTTCATCCAAATTTTATATCTGTTTTCTTCACCATTAGCAGTATGATTACTTTGAAGCATTACATTTTTATTTGATTTAAGTACAATAGATTCCATAAATTTTAAAATTAGTGGACTATCTAATTTAGTAATAACTTCAATTTCACTTAATTGTGAAAGATTTACTTTTAATTTACCGTTTTCAAAACTAAAAATATTATCAATATCTAAATAAGTTTCTTGCGGTAAATTATTTTCTTTAATAGTAGGTAAATCTTTTTTAGATTCTTGTAATGAATGCTGTTCATTATAATAAAATTGAGAATCCATTAAAGGTAATGAATGTTTATCAGTCATATTCTATTTCCTATAAAAAAAAAGACAAGTATAGTACTATACTTGTCTTATAATGTCAGTTATATACTTTTACTTTGAAAAAAGTATTTTTACTTACATTTAAATGATTTTGACAATAGTCTATCATTTTGTTCCAAGATGTGCAATTTATCATAACTTTTAATGCATTATCTTCAAGAATCTTAACTAATTCTAAACTATCTTCGTTTAGATACAATTCTCGGATAGTACTACTAATTTTAGTTTCTTCAGTAGTATCTTTAAACTTAGAGTATTCTATAAGTGACTTTAAATTATTAGGGTTAACTTCTAATGTAAATACACAGTAATCTAATTTTTCTAAAACTAATTTTTTATATAGCTTTATAAAAATATTTGATTCTCTGGTACTTTTCTTACCAAATGCATGTAATACGTAATTCATATCCATAATAGAACTTCCAAGTTTAATTTACGGCAAAATATAGATGGATATAATTACATTAATGACTGAAATAAATCAATTTTGATTTCAGGTAATAACGCTGTCGTACTTCCAATGCGATCTAATACTACATGTACTTCAACAACATCTTCATAATTTTCTACAAATCCACAATTAATTGAAGTATTAATTGCAATTTTATGAAGGTTATTTTCTGTATATTGATAATGATGCGAAAAGAGAATTGTAAACTCTTTTTTATCTTTATTGACTAATTTTAATAGTGTAATCATTAAGCATCCTTATTATAAAAGCCTTTAATATTACCGTATTTTTCAACGAGATCTAATACTTCATTTCGAGTAAGAGTAATAAGTTCTCTTCTAAAATACACTTCAAAATGAGTATAATTTTCAAAAGTATCAAAGGTTTCACGAGGATAACAATGATGATTTTTACTAGCTTGAATAGAAATATTATCACCGTTACCTAATACAAAACCAGAAACTACTCGAATACCAGAAGCTTTTTCAAATTCATGAAGAATATCTTCATCACTTACATTTTTAATATGATAATCGTTAGCCGCTCTGTACATCCATTCATTTAATTCATTACTTTCCATTTTATACCCTTATAATTTTTCAGCAGTAGTAATTACTTTCTTTGGATAAATGAAAATATTTTTCAAATATTCATTGATAGCTTTTTTGGTAGAATAGATTAAATCATATTCACCAGTAATTTTATTTTCAGACCATTCAAAACCTGAAATACATGTGCAGTTAATCATTACACCAATATTAGTTCTTGCGGTACCAGTAACATTAACTACAATATGTTCACTTTTAAGCATTTCAGAATAATGTTTAGACATGTAGAAAACTACATGAGTATTTTTTTCCATTAAATTTTTAAGCTTAAAAACTTTTTCAGCAGCATATTTAAATGCTTCCATTGAACGTACGCTTTCAAAATTTTCTAATTTAACTGAATTTATGATAGACATCTGCTCTTTAGTAATAGTAATATTGTCAATCATTTTCAACTTTTCCTTTTTCTACAGAAATTTTATTTAAAACTTTTTCTAAATGAGAAAAAGCTTGATTGAATTCTTTTTTAAGATACTCATCGTGATTAAATAAATCTTCATCACGAATAACAGACATTACCATAATAACATCTGATAAATTTAAATCAATTTCAATATCATGATGTCTATGATGAAGGAAACTATATAAAATAGGATTGCTTTCACTACTAGCAATACCTTTATACATTTCTAATTTATGTGATAATACTACAGGTTTATTATTCATAATCAGATACATCCATATCTTCTTGAGATTTATTTTCAGTAGTAATTTGAATACCTACTTCGTTATGTGGTAAATCAAATGTTACATCCACATTAATAGAAATAATATCCATAGTACTATTTTCAATTAATTCTTCAATTTCTTCTTCAATAGTACTTTTAAGAGAAGAAATATACGGTTCTTCTAAACCAAAAATACTTTCAGTAGGATAAAAATACTGAATATTATCAGAAGAAATATCTACTTTAGCAACAACTTCTTCAGCAGCAGATACATAAACACTTGCACTTTTTACTGTTTTGTCGTCAATTTCATTAATGTCCATTTTACTCTCCTGAAATTAATTAAAAGAAATTATTACCACTTATCAAAACCGAGTTCGTCTTTTTCAACTAAAAGAGGATCGCCTTTAGGATAACGATGCCCTTTTAATGATTCTCTTTTTTCTGGTACTTGACGAGGATGTTCAATAGTACCAAAAAAGATTGATGCTTCAATAGGATCACCAAAGCACCAACGATGAGTATGTGTTTGAGTGGCAGTAATACCTACACAGACAGACATAGTAAACATAAGTTGTAACATTCCAACCCACGTACCGTCATCTAATTTACGAACTGCAATAAAACTTTGCTCTTTAAGAAATGCTTCAATCTCTGCATCAGAATCATCAAAGAAAGGATTTTCACGGTTCATTATAGTATCTCTTAAGTTTAAATAAATTATACATAAAAATAATATATTTATAAATTAAGTACATTTACATTAATATATTATTTTTATGTATTGTAACTATAAACTAGAGAGAAATATAAAATGATTATTAACTTAAATAAAAAATTAAAAAAAGATTTGATTGTAGATCTTAACTTACAAGCTTTAATCAGAACTTCTGAAGTTTGCAGTAAACTATTATTACCGCAAAAGAAATTTGCTTTTATACCCATTAAAACAGCAGATAATAAAATTATTTGCTTTGATTGGTATTACTCTATTCCATGTAATCCAGAAATTACATTTATAGATACTAAGAAAACTATTAATAAAGAAAACGTTAATAAAAATCTTAGCGAAAAAGAAGTTATAGATAATCTGCGTATTATAGATTATACCAGCAATTATGTTGAAGATAAAAGAGAAATAAACTATAGTGTAGATTACTACAATAATTATGGACCATTTATTGTAATATCGTCAGCTTTATTAGTACCAGAAACAAAAAAAGTTTTAGGATTAGATCTTTACTTATCAAGACAAGAAATTAAAACTAGTCATGCAACTTATAATTTGCATGGAAATGATGCTAAATGGATATTAAACAGAATTAAATCTGTAACAGAAACTAAAATTTATATTTATTAAATAAATTTGTATGTTCCAATAAAAAAGAACCAATTAAGGTTCTTTTTTTTTATTACTTAAAGAGATTTAAGTAGAGCTTTAAACTGTTTTTCAAGTTCAAGATATTCATTTTCTGTTTTAGTAATAGCTGGACAGGCTGATGTTCTTTCAGTATATAAATCACGCATATATGCAGCACGAGCATTACCATATTGAGTGAATAAACTTTCTAATTTAACTTTATTAGAAAGTTTTTTTACATCTTCAGGATTAGGGCGTTTAGTTACATCATCTGAGCGTTTAGATGCTTCAACTGTTTTAGATGGCTTAGGTAAAATATGATCAAGTTTTACTGCTGGCTGTTCTTCAGGCATAGTATTACAAGCAGGGCGGAAAATAATACTATGTGGTAAATTATTTTCTACAATCACGAAGTCTTCACCAAAGTACTGATTGCAATAACTAGTTAAATGAACAGAATTATCTACAATTGGATATTTAATACGGCGACTACTTTCTAAGCCAAACTTATCAGACTTAGTAATAATAGAATATTCTTGAGGATCAAAATTAAGTTCAATATCACCATTTTCAATAAGTAAAATATCAAGTTTATTTAAATTAGCATTAAATACATTAAATACTAATTCAATATTATTACTATTATTGCGATCTTTTTTAGTATGAGATAGATGAAGCGTAGGAATTTGATTTAAAGAATTTTTAGTATTACGTGAACACTCTTCAGTAAGATCCATAACTTTGCGTTTAATATTAATACAATCTTCTAGATCGTCAATTACTGAAATTGCTTGTACATGTTCTTTAATTTTAATATGCACATCAATTTTTTCTCCTTCTTTTTCAGGAGTAATAATATTACCAGTTAATGCTGCTAAAGTTTCTTTAGCTTGTTCATTAGAAAGTGTTTTAGATTTAGGTGTATTGTTTTTCTTAGGCATTTAATTTTCTCTCATTATTAGATAGAATTCATATTGCGTTATAAATAATCTAAAGTTTGTATAAACTTTATCATATAAATAATATATCAACGAAAATATAAAAGATACCCTATACCAATTAAGGTATAGGGATAATTTTATTTATATTTTTTAAATTTATAATCAACTTCATAACAAAGAAATCTTTTACCAAATTTAGGATTATTAAAAGGTCTATATTCAATTTCTTTAGGGTGTTTATTTTTAATTAATGGATTATATACTATTAATTCACCAATTTTTAATATATGCACTTTTTGTAAAATACAATATTCATCTGTCATATATGCATCATGAACTAGTTTTTGTTTAGTAAGATATTCAGGCGTCCATATCTTTTCATTACCATTTAATACAGGTGAATAAACAATAAAATTCATATGAGGATACATATTTTCTTCAAAATACTTAGAAATATTTGGATAAATAGCATAAAAGCATTTAATAATAGATGATGAACAAGAAATTCTAGGAGTTTTAGGTTCAGAAAGATTTGATTTAATAGAGTGATTATTACCTGCCGGATTTTTAGGAGTCCACATTCCTGACAAATTATCTCTAAAACTAATATGAAATAATTCTGGAATTTTAGTACTGGTATCTTCCACTAAATAATTAATTATTTTTTCAATACTCATTATAATCCCTTTAAACAAAATAAACCCCATATCCCCTTTCGGAGATATGGAGTATTATTAATACTTTAATCTAAACTAGCTATTAAGCGTTGTTTTTGATTACTACAGTACCAACCATAGGAGTAAACGCTTTGAACAGATAGCGTTTAATCATCTGGATAGATGGTACGTTAGGAGTATTAGGTGAAGCAGCACCACGTACTACGTTAAACGCATACGGGAAGTAAGTCAGAGTACGGAAATCAGCTTCAGCTGGCAGGTACACTACATAGAAAGTACCCTGCTGGAAGTGGTTACTCTGAAGCAGGTAGTATTCAGTAACGCTAGAAGCAAAAGTACCTACTTTATAATCAACAGCAACATCGTTAGGCTGTTCATTAGCAGCATATACCCATTTAACGTTAGAAACAACCTGAGCATCCAGTGGGTGAGCAAAGATTACAGCGTGACCGCTATAGATATTTACTTCCTGCTGAAGTTTAGTAACCAGACGGTCAAATTTCAGTTTAATCTGTTCACGCCATGCAGCATCGCCAAGAGCGTAGTTAGCTGGTGGAACAACATCAAACTCTTCAGAAATTTTCTTTTCCAGAGTAGAGAAGGTATTAGCAATGAAGCGTACGCCTTCAAGGTCAGTAGTCTGAGCCAGAGTAGTAGACATAGTTTCCATGTGAACCAGAGTAGAATCAACCTGATACATAGCCATAACATCAGTCATAGCCTGAATGTTAATAGGTGATTCAATTGGCTGACCAGTACCGATAACAATTTCTTCAGCACTAATATCAAAACCAACCTGAGTAGCAGCGTTATTCATTTCAGAAGAAACATAACCCTGTACTTTAACTTTTTCCAGAACACCACCGATAGCAATCAGTGACAGCAGACCTTTTTTACGGTCAACAGTACCCAGAACTTTAACACCACCAACATCACCAGAAATGGTATTGATGTTAGTATCCAGTGCAAAGTGAACAGCATGATCAACGCCGCCAATGGTTACAGAAGTCAGTACGAAATTAGGATCAATTTCATCGCCCAGCGCAGCATTTTTGCTGATAGGGGCAAGCAGATCATAACTTACCAGACCACCTTCAGGAACAGCGATAGAAGCTGTAGACAGCTGTGGCAGACCAAACAGGTCAGGACGATCAGTCCATACTGAAGGCATATACAGTTTGTCTTTGGTTACTGGATCAACTACATAAGATTTTTTAGTAGTAACTTTGAACTTAGGCTGTTCAACAGGTTCAGTAGGCAGACCTTCACGGACAGCCATTTTAGGGAAGCCGATACGCAGCATAGGCAGCGACAGCGCAGTAATAGGGTTAGCGCCAGAGATCATGCTTTCAGACAGCATCTCAGAACGAACGTTTTCCGCCAGAACACGCAGATTATCAGCGGTATCTTCAGTAGTACCTTCAGTCAGACGTTCAACGTATTCAGAGAATGCATTGCTATCACGCAGGACTTCGATAACACCTTCAGACAGAACGTCGATGTCTTCGCCTTTAAAATGTTCTACCAGTGATTTGATGTTATCAATCGCTGCAGACTGTTTACCTTGTTTACGGCTACGATGAGTAGCACCACCATAAGAAATGCTCATTATATTTTCCTTTAGAATAGTTTAGGAACGATAACTTTTTAGGTTATCTGAATCTAATTTAATGTTACATTGGTATTAAAATTTTTAGCCTATAAGTTTAGGACTTTTTAGCGCGTTTTAAAAGCTTCTTATTAGAAGTGTTTAATTCTTTATTCGCTTTAATAAAATAATTCAAATTATTAGAAATAACTCTAATATCCGTCATATAGATGTTATAAATTACTAACAGTTCAGCATAGCTTTTTACCAGAAAAACTTCTTCATCTAGCATCAATTTATCTAAATACGATAAATTAAAATTAACTTTATCTTTAATCATATTGAATAAAGAATAATTAATACTAGATGTATCAGCTTCTAATAATTTATTAAAAATGTTTTCTAGATTCTTATAAGTTTTTACCACATTGACGAATTTATCATATATGATATTTTTCTTTCTAAGTTCATCTACAGATTCTTCATTAGTACCTAATTCACTGTCTTGATCTTCGCTATCAATATCAACTTCATCTGAAGAAGTATCATTAGTTGAATCATCGGTATTTTCGGTACCATCAACATCTTCTGGAGATTCAGAATTTTCTTCTTCACCAGTATCAGATTCTGAACTAACATCGTTAGCATCAGAATTATCATCTTTTAAACCATTCTTAATATCTGATTTATCGTTATTGATAGCGTCTTTCTTTCCAGAAGTTGTATCAATAGCATCATCAGTAGCTTCAGTTAGTAATTCATTTAGGAAATCTAAACTCATAATATGGAATCCTATTAAGAATATACTATACAGTTGTTTAACTTTAAATAATAAAGTTTATTAATGTATAGTCAAGCTGTAAAAAGGATCCTTAGAATTCATTATTAATTTATTTGACAAATCATTTATTACTTTTAAATCATTAAGTGAACCATTGTTAAAATAAGTTCGTCTATTATATTTTTTACTAAATTTAATAGATGTATCAATGACATCTTTAAATACAGTTATATTTTTAGAAAGATGTAATAAAGAATCAAGCACAAATTCATCTAATTGTTCATCACCAGATTCTACAGTATAAATATCTTTATGTACTGTACAGTAATCTTCTTCATATAATAAAGCAGTTACTATTGCTTCCATAAATGAATATAATGCTTCTTTATTAGCGTCGTTTGTCAAAATTTCTAAATTTAACCCTTGTTCACCCATATCAAAAACAGTTTGAGCATACATAATTTGAATTTGATCATCATTATCATACACTGCTATTGTAATCGGAAAACAATACATAGCTTCTTCTGGTTCATTTTTATCTTCTTTCATGACATTATGAATACCAAAAGATATCGGTAATATAAATTTACTTATATTCTCATCAAAATTATTTAAAAGATTATCATTTCTTTTAATAATTACATCATTTATTACTTCTTTGATAATACTTATTAAGCTTTTATTATCCGGTAATACTGTATTATATAAAATCATATGATCACCTATAAAAAAAAAAGACGGTATATTATACCGTCTTAAATTATAATTAATGAAGAGTATATGTAGGTTTATACTCTAGATTAATCTTGTTTCCATGAGGAGTAATAGATAATTTGACGATACTAATAGATGGTAAAGTCGTTTTAATAGTATTAATAACATTTACTATTAACGCTATTTTATAGCTACTATTTTCAAAGCAACCATTCTTTTCCCAAACATGAGATACATCAATTTCTTGTTTTACTATTCCTTGATTAGTATTATTATTAAGAATTTTAAGAATACTATCTTTTAAATCTTTTTTAATTTTTTCTTCTTTCATTATGAAATCCTTATTAATTGATACTTTCAAGTTTAACAATGAAATCACTACCTTCTGGTATATATACTACTTTATTTTTCTCGTTTTTTCTAATGTAGTCTAATATTTTAATTACAATTACCATTTTATCGCCAGTACTTAAAATGTTAGTTTTTTGATTGATGTACAAATTAATAAGAGAGTTAAAACTTGAAATTTTAGTAAGATCGATTTCATTATTATTAATAGTGTAATTATTAGTTACATCGTCAATTAATGAATTAATTAAATCTTGAATTAAATTATTAAATTGATATTGCCATTCATGCTTTTCTAAAAACTTAATAATAGTTATTAGATCACTATAAGATTTATCTTTAATAGCATAAATTACATCTTTACCTCTTTGGTTTAATTTAAGATCTTTAAAAATATTATTATAAAACGTGAAAATATTTTTAGCTGCATTATTAAGAGCAAAAGCTAAAGTATGCTCTATTGCAGGAATAACGTTTAAATGTTCAGTTAATTTAAATAAAGGCATTATTACATGTTTTTTACTTAAAAAATCATTTAAAGCATCAAGTAAATTTTCATCAATGCTTTTATTTTGGTCTACTTTGATACAAGTATTAAAAAGACCTAAATTACTACCTTGATTAACAGCAGTACCTAGCATTAATCCGCTAATAGTAAAATATTCATTATTAGCAGTATTAAATTTTCTTACTGCAACCATTAATGGAAGAAAATGTACATATTTAGAAAACAATTCTTCTTTAATTGAATTTGAAAAGGTATTAGCTACTTCATCACTAGCATCTACTTTCATAACAACATTTAAACTATAACCGTTCACGTTCATTGGAATACCTATTATATAAATTAAAGATTCATTATTATTATATATTTTTATTTTATATAATATTACAATATATAAAAAGCAAAGTAAACCCCATATCCCCTTTCGGAGATATGGGACTTTAAGACTTAATTAAATTAATAATTATTTCTTTTTCAGAACTTTTTTACCAGCTTTAACTGGTGCTGCTTTAGCGGCTGGTTTAGCAGCAGCTTTTTTAGCAGGTTTAGCAACTGGTGCTTCTACTTTAGGAGCAGCAGCTTTGAATGCCAGCAGTGATTTAGCATCAACTTCAACTGGTTCACCAGTACGTGGGTTACGTGCAGTACGTGCAGCAACATCACGACGTTTGAAAGTACCAATAACAGTACGAACGGTACCAGTACCTTCGCCTTCACCCATTACAACTTCTTCCAGAGAAGCCAGAGTGATGTCCATCAGTTCTTCACATTCTTTTTTAGTAGCGCCAGTTTTGCCAGCAGCTGCCAGTTTAGCCTGCATTACGGTTACAACATCTTGACGAGAAGCCATTTTAGTATTCCTTATATTTACGATTTATTTTTTTATGTTAAGTAAGACAATTCGCGAATTGTACTTTTATTTAGAAGAACTTATTTTAAGTTTCTATCTAAATGTTATAAATTTATTTAAATTAAATAAAGATATGAAAATCCATGATTGCTTTAAAGTTTTAACACTTTTAGACACTCAAAGTCAAAATCTAATTTAATTAATCTAAATTTCTAACTAAATGTTATTAAAAAAAGATAAAATAAAGTGTACATAGAAATTATGTACACTTTAATATTATTAAGCAGACTGGTCAATCAGACTCTTAATAATTTCCAGTGCATCTTTCTTTTCCATTGAAGGAACTTTAGCAAGCACGTCATCTTCAATATAATCAGCGGCATCAGTAGTCAGGAAAGCACGAAGCTTTTTAACACTCATAGCTGAGTATACATCGTAAGATTGCAGAACTAATTCAGGTTCTTCTGCTGCAGATTCTCCTTCAACTGATTCTTCACTAGAAACTACAGATTCTTCCGAAGTAGATTCTTCCGAAGTGGTTTCAGTAGTAGTAATAGTTTCTGATTCTTCTACATGAGAATTTTCTACTGAAGTATGCTCATCATGAGGAACATTAGTTAATGTATCACTAACTGGAACTTGTACATTACTGTTTTCACTTTCAGATGGAGAAATTACTTCACCTTCAGGAAGCTTTACAAAATCTTTAGGATTAGTAATGTAACGATTTCCATGTTCATCAATACCAACAGAATCGTGAATTTCTACTGGATAGCCCAGTTTTTTAAGGTCACTTGCAACACTTTCATAAACTGCAATTGGAATAGTAATTGGACCGAGTTTATTAATAAATGGAATATGACGACGCGTATTAACGGTAATCATAACTGACTTAGGAATAGACATAATAACTCCACAAAAAATTTATTGAATAGAAATAATGGTAAGGACAATTGTCCTTACCATTAAATTATATTAGTTCAGATTAGTCGTCGTAATCATCAAAATCTTCGTCATCATCTTCGTCTTCATCATCGCTAAAATCAGAATCAGAAACTTCGACATCGGAAGAATCTTCAGGTTCTACCAGATCATCTTCAGACAAAGCCATTTCAGACAGGGCTGCATCGTCACCTTCGCCATCAGCGGTAGGTACAGCAGTAACGCCTTTACGGTTGTCTTTAGATACAAAAGCATTACCGTTATCAGTTTGATGATCAACATCAAATGAATCGGTATCACTTACAGCAGCACCAAGATTGTCTTGATTGAAGAATTGAAGTGCATCAATATTTTTATCAACAGAAGGAACTTCAATATCCTGACCGTCGATTACTTCTTCAGACAGCATGTCTTCCAAATCATCTGCAAATGCTGAACTAGCATTAGAACTAATCTCAATCTCTTCATTAAGAGCCTGAGCGTTATTAACTTCATCAACAGATTCCATCAGGGAACGTGTGATTTCTTCAGAGTTTTTCATTTATTTTTCCTTTGTAAATAGAAAGGTAATGCTATTTACTTGTTAGTTTATTATGTATTGGAAAGAGTATTATAAATATCTTTTAATACATAAATTAAGATAGGTGTAAGATAATAATCATAATTATTTACGCCTTCAGTGTAACGTATTTCAATGTCTTCAAAAAGAGAAATGATTTCTCTCAAAGCATCATCTTTATTAACTAAATCGGTAATAGACAAATACGTTATATATTTTCTAATAATGATAAGATTTGCATCTTCCAAATCAGTGATATCATCACTATATAATTCAGTAGGTACATAATAATTATCTTTACTAGCCATATTAGCCAGCATGATATTAGTTAATTCTTTTTCAGTATATTGAGTAACGTCAATTTTTGATAAATCTACGCTAATATCTTTCTCTAATAAATTAACAAATCTAACTTTCTCGCTAAAATAATAATTAATATCATAATTAGCACTAGAAGCTGGTAATACATTTACAAATTTATATAATTTATTAATTTTTGCATAGTTTTTAGTGTAATGATAAAAAATAGATTTTTTGTAATCATTAACATTTACAGCTTTAATTACTTTAGGGTTAATAAAGCATGAATTACGATAATCTAAAAAAGATTTATTTAACTCATATTTATCTATAAAGTAATTTAAAAATTGATCACATATACCGTTATTTTTATTCAAGAATACCTGAATATTATTTGAATAGAATGTATCCTTATAAGCTGAAAGTAATTCATCTACAATAGATTTGATTTGTTTAGTAGCATTAGCCCAATCTTTAAGAAGAATAGGTTTATTACTTTTACCAATTAAATCATATTGAACTTCCATGTTTTTATCTACTTGGCGTTCAATATTATCTACAGTATATGAAGACAACTTAATATAAAACTTATAATATTTTTTATTATTATAGTTATCAGGAGTAATATTAGTTACAGTAAAAAGATATTTTTTACTTTGATGTACTAATAAAATCTGATCATCGTACATAGGAATAACAGTATCTGGTAAAATAACGCCTGAAGAATTAACTTCAGATATTCTACCAGTGTCAGTTTCTTCTTGAGTAAAATCAGAAATCTCTAAATCATAAACAGGAAGATTTTCAATCTTGTTAAATTTGTTAGGAGATTCTTGACCAACTACTTCATTGTGCGCTTCGAAATTTTTATCAAAAGTAGAAGCATACGCATGACGACTATAATAAGTTACAAATACAGGAGCTTTATCTTGGAATACAGCATAATCTTCAGTAGAAGATTGAACAAACTGATTAATATTGTTATTAATCAGTTCAGCAACCGGAGTTACCTTTTTTATAATTCTAGCCATATATAATTTTCCTATAAAAACTATATAGTTGTTTAAAATAATAATATTTTTTATAGAAACTTACAAAAAAAAAAAACCTACACCGTTAAGTGTAGGTTTATAGTTTTATTCTGATAGAGGAACGTTTGTAACAACTTCTTCTTCAGGTGATTCTTGTTCAGTAAGAGGAATCAGACCATCGTCATACGGAATATTGTCAGGCATTTTATATTTCCTTTAAATAAATAATATTAGAGCTTTTATTTTTTTATCTATAAAATAAAAGTTAAAGATATTTCTTTTTTCATAGTAACTAATAATAGAGTTAATATTATTAATCTTAATTTTAAGAGAATAAGCAAAATTATGAATATTTTGCATTAAACGATCGACATCTTTAGTTATATCATTTTGCCGTTCAAATAATATCTGTTGATCTAAATGTAATGTATCTGGATAATCTTGATTATTGCGAATATTTCTTATTTTGCTTTTCTTATAATCTGTTTGCCATTGTTTGTAAGTATTATTCCATTTATTTTGAAATGAAATCATTTCATCTTGTATTTTCCATAATTGCTCTAAATAATTTAATTGCCATTCATCAATACAAGAAATTTTAGAAGAATTTGCAATCTTGTTAGCAATTAGATCAATTACTGAATAATTTTCATTTAATAAACTACCATAATCTTGACTTTCTAAGTCTGAATATGGACATCTAAAAGTATACTGAATCATTATGAAAAAATATAATTCTCGTAGCTCTTTTAAAGCATGGATATCAATTTTCATATTTTAATTAATCTTCTTTTTTGTCTTTGTCAATTTCATCGCTTTCAAAAACACGCTCTTGTTTGAATTCTTTAAATTCAGCCATTAGCTCTGTAATAAATTTTGTAAATCGTTCAATAAGAGACATTATGTATCTTCCTCTGTAAGACTTTGTGTAAAGTTTTTAGTAGCCGCTTTATTACCAGCCGCAAATGCATAATACATACTAGTCATTTGGTACGATAAAGAAGTAAAATTATTAACTGCATTTTTTACCATGAATGAAAATGACCGCCAATAAGTTTCATCTAGCTTAATCTTAAATTCATTGGTATTCAGTGTAATAAGTACCCCTGGAATAGCATCTTGATTTTTGTATGAAATCATAGTAGGTTTCATAGCAATTACAGACCTAGTTCCTTTTGCATTACTAATAGTTAAATGTAATGGTTCATTAATTTCTGGTAAAACACCTCTAATTGTTTCACCTTCAACTTGACTAACTTCTACTACATACTCGTCTACATTATTCATAAATTCATCCATTACCTCTACTAATTCTAGTAAAGAAGGAAAATCATGAATAGACATCCATATACTTTGAGATTTATTATCGTCTTCTACTAAATCCCTAGTTTTAGGAGATAGGAGTTTTGGATGCCGCATAGATAATTCTAAAAAAGAAGATCTATTAATTGAGACATTACCTTTATAGAATTTAAAAGGCGGCGAATAGTCTTTACCTTTTCTACCCATAATGGTAACTAGATTAAGACTGATATTTTTGTAAGAAAATAAACCATCTTTAATCATAATTGTAAATACCTTTAAAATACATTATTATTCCTCCATTTTAAAATCATATCATTATAATAATATATTCATAAAATAAAAAATAAAAGTAATGTACCATACAGTACATTACTTTAAGTTGATTATTCTTCTTCTACATAACTATCAGGTTTATTAAATTCCTTGAATTCTACTAGTTCACATATTTCAGATGCAGCACTACGGCACTTATATGCTGCTTTTTTAATACGCGGAACACTACCATCAGATAATTGCATAAAAATAGATTTTTTATCTTCTTCATCACGAATACGACCCATAATTTGCTGTACATGAGATATAGATGAATAAGGATAAAGATTTATAATAATTTCTAAATCTGCAATATTGATGATACCAGCAAAAGATTTATCAGTACTAATAATAATATCTCCTTTAGTCTGTTCAAATCTTTCATCCATGTCTTTTATATCACTATTAAAAACACCAATTTTACATTTTTTACCAAAAGCTTTATCTAATGCATGAAAAATAAGTTCATTTTCTAATTTAGTTTTAGCTAAAATAGCAATTTTATATTCATCTGATGTTCTTTGTTTTAAAGCAAATCTTACAGCTTTAATAAGAACGTCATTAATAAAGAAATCATGAAATTGTTCTTTTTTTCCTTTATTTTGATTGAAAATAATCATTTTAGAATAGGTATTATAATCTGTACCATTAGGTTTAGTAACACCTTTATAATCGGCTTTAACTCCATTAGAATAATAACGACCTTCAATAAATAAAAAACGCTCTTTCTTTTGAGTTGCATAAATACAATCGTCAGAAGGCATTAGTGATTCTAAGATCTTTTGCTCTTTAAAGATACGTCTATTAGGAGTAGCAGTAAGATATAAAGTCTTTTTAGTAGAAGCAATCATTTCTAAATAAAATACTACAAATAAATTTAAATGTACTTCATCATGTACTAATAAACCAATTCCCATTTCTTCAAAGAAATTTTGAACTCTATCATATTCTTTAGCAATGAATGCAGCTGAAAAAGTTTTACTAGAAGCAATAATGATTTTATATTTATCTTTATTTTTAATAAGTTTTTTAAAACTCTCTTTACCAGCCAATAAACCAATTTCTTTTGGTAAAATATCAGTAAATTTAGCAATTTCTTGCTTCCATGTCATTACCGCTTTATCATCGGGCACATTGATAAGAGATAAATAGCCTAATTTAGAAATATATTTAAGAGTAAGAAATGTCTTACCAATACCGGTATCAGCAAATAAAGCTTTTCTAGGTTTCTTAGCAAGCTTTTCAAATTTACCTTTACCTTCTAAAAATGACATGATATCAATTTGAATATCATTTCTAGGTTCAGCATGATTTTTAATAATACGTTTAGATGGAGTAATAATATCGCTCATATCTTTTATTACTTCTTCATCTTCACTGATAACTGAACTAAGAACTTCAGTATTAAATCTTCTAGGAATAGCCATTACAGGCATTCCGTCATATTTAGTTTCATATCCAGCAGCCCAGCTAGATTGTTCATTAAAATACATATCTAATTTAGATACAGTAATGTATTTTAAGAATCTTTTAAAAGCGTCATCATCTTCAAAATCACTAATGAGAATTCTTTTACGTTGAAAAATAACAGGCATAATTTTTATCTCACTTTTTTCAAGTTTTCTAATTTTATGTTATAAATAAGGAAGATTTTAGAATTAGTATAAAAATTATACAATAAAAAAAAGAAATAAATACCCTATACCGAAAGGTATAGGGATTCAATTAAATTAATGGTAAATCATCGTCATCATCTTCAAAATCTATTTCATGGTCATATGCAGATAATCCAGTTTCATCATATGCTTGAACACGTTTATCAATAGATCTGCGAATATTAGTCACTTGAGTAACCGAGACATCATGCAGAGTAAGATATTTAGAACCAACCCCTTCATCATGATCTTCTAAATAAAATACTTTACTAATACCAGCTTCTAAAATTCTTGATGCACATTTAAGACAAGGACAATGTGTTACAAAAATATAACCACCGTTACAAGCTTTCGTACCAGCTCTTAATAGTGCTCTTTCCTCAGCATGAAGTAATGCTGGATGAGATTTATTAGTATTAGGATCTAAATATTCATGACACTTATGATCTTTTACAGGTCTACCATTAAAACCTGTAGATACAATTTCCATATTAGCATCAGTAATAATACAACCAACTTGTTTACGTGGATCAGTTGACCTTTTTGCTTCTAAAAGAGCATATTCAAAAATTCTCTTAAAAGGCGATATAGGCTTAATACTATTTTTTGTAGTCATAAGCTTTCCATAATTTCTGTATATATTTACTAATAATTTTGTTATTAATATGAAAAAATTAACCTATACCAATGAAGGTATAGGTTATATTAATTATTAGTAAGCACCATCTATAACAGATGAACCATCTTTTTCAAAACCATTAGTTTCAATCTGTTGTTTAAGACGTTCAAATGCCAAACTTACTGCCAATGATTTACTATTAACTACAGCATTAGTTAAACGTAAGAATACTACGTTATTAAAATCAGAAGGGTTTTCAAGAATATTATTAGGGTCACGACAAAGTCCTTTAACAATAATCTCAATACCACTAGCTGATAAGCGAATACCTGATTGTTCAAGTAATTCAATAATCTCTAATACTAAGTTTTCAATAGTTTCTTTAGCATTTAACTCTTTTTCGCTTTCAATTAAGTTAAGAAGTTTTTTAAGTGGTGCAGAAATTTCATTATTTTCTACAGTAAACTTAAATACTTCTTCACCTTCAGCAATTTCTACAGAATTATTTTCGTTATAGTTCTCTTTAATAATATCATCAAAAAGATCCATATCACCACAAGTAAGTTCTAATGGTTCATCCAATTCTGGAGTATTTACAGTATAACGACTTACTGTAGGTACATAAGCATTTTCATCATCATTATATTCAGTAATTGTAAGAGTAAAAGCTTTCTTAGCAATCATAATATTTTTGTCAATGCTAAAATACTCTAATACTTCTTCAGGTAAATCAATTTTATCTGCATAGACTTGAAGTAAATGTTTAGAACTAAGCAGTCGCTGAATAATCTGGTTGCCCAAAATTAATGCAGCGGTTAAGCCAATATGAAACTTATTGATATTTGATAAATGACCATAACAAGTTTTACAAATCATTCCATCACTAAGACGACATTTAGTAGGTGAACGGAATAAAATATTTTTACCAATAAGTTTTTTAGTATCTCTACGAACTTCTAATAGTTTTTTATCAGTATGCTTTAATTTATAAAATCTATTAGTAAAACGAGCAGCTACATCTTTATCTTTTACAAATACTTCTAAGTAATCAATAGAACCACAATCTTCAACTGTTCTATCTAAATTAGTAGTAATATTAAGTAAAGACAATTTACGAGATAAATAACCAGCATTTCGGACTTGACTTGCGTTAGTCACAAGTGCTTTACGAGCACCGATAGCATTGATAAAGTAATCAGTACTATTACGCATACCTCTAAAGAAACTAGTATTAATTGGTTTTTCAATTACATTACCATTCAAATCTGGTTTTAAAGAAATATTTACAAACACTTGCTGAAACTGTTTAGCTGAAACAGATGTTAATAAATTGCGATAACATGTATCATAATCTGGAGAAGTTAGAATATGAATCAATTCTTTATTTTTAGCCGATACTGAATCTTCAATATCTTTAAATTGATTATTTTCATTAGTATTAAAAAACATGATCTCTGCAACTTTTTTATTAGTATGCATTAAATGAATCATGTCATAAATATTTACAGTATTACCTCTATTTAAATTAATTTCCCACGCAATTTTTGCATTAAAAGAAAGAACTTTAGAAGCCATATCTGTAAATAAAATAATATCTTTGTTAGCATTAAAGCTTTCAATAGTATCATCAAGATAATCAGCAATGAATGAGTTAATATTATTTGCATTAACTTCAATATTGATATCTGATAATTGGATATCTCTATCTAAAACAAAACGCACTGGGACAAAGATTAAACCTAAAATAATCTTTTTAACACTAGTAGTAAAAATTTCATCATTGAATTCAAATTCAGTTTCATCGCTAGGTGAAATTTCACCACTTTTAACTAATTCTAAAATACTATGTACTACTTCGGTCACTTCATCAAAGTCTTTATTATGTAAAAAATCTAATGAAAAAGCGTCTGACATAGTTGTCTCCATGTGGATCATATAAAAAAGAAAACAGGTTATCCCCTATACCATTACGGTATAGGGGAATTTATTATAATGCTTTAAACTTTAAAAAGCAATTATTTTTTCTTACCAGCTTTCTTAGGTTTAGCAGTGAATTCCAGTTTTTTAGAACCTTCTTTCTCTGGAGACCAAGTACCTTCAACGAAATTGCCTTTATCATCAAAGTTACCTTCAACGAATTCACCATTATCATCAATGATACCTTTAGTAGATACACGATCTTTGGTGATACGCAGTGATGCTTGTACGTGAGGGAATACTTTAGTAACCAGTTCACTTTCCGGGCCTTCAATTTTCAGACCGCCGCAACCTTGGAACAGACGCTCATCAACAACGGTACGTTTGAAACGAACACCCATAAAGTTAAACTGATACTGAGACAGCATATTAGACATATGCTCTTCCAGTGCTGAAGTGAAAGTACGAGCATCAGTCATGCTAATACCCATTTCTTTAGCAAATGGTGCAAGGAACTCGTCACGAGTCATTACATCACCTTCACGCAGAACACGAGCTTCTTTAGCGGAAGCTGATTTTTTAGAAGAGAACAGAGTAGATTTGCTACCTTTTTTAGGAGCAGGTGCTTCTTCTTCACCATCTTCAGAATCATCTTCTTCTTCAGCTTCTTCTTGAACAGGAGCAGCTTTTTTCTTAGAAGCCAGTTTACCTTTTTTAGCTGGTACTTTTTCTTCTACTACTTCCTCTTCTTCAGAATCTTCTGCATCTTCATCAGCAGTTTCTTCTTCGTCTTCAGGTTCGTCATCAACTACGACAGGAGCAGCTTTTTTCTTAAGAGATTTCAGACCACCTTTTTTAGGAGCAGGTGCGACTTCTTCAACGGCTTCTTCTTCACCGTCTTCAGAATCATCTTCGTCTTCTTCTTCAGCTTCTTCTTGAACAGGAGCAGCTTTTTTCTTAAGAGATTTCAGACCTTTTTTAGCCGGAGCAACTTCTTCTACAACCTCTTCCTCTTCTTCATCGTTTTCTTCAACAGATGGAGCAACAGCAACAGGAGCTTTCTTTTTCAGTTTGTTTTTAAGCAGATTCATGATTTGTTTACCTTATTAGTTAATTTGAACGTTTTGATTTGTTATTGTGTAGATTATAGCCTAAAACTATAAACTATAAATCTGTTATTAAAGCATTAATGTTTTAAAAACGACATAGAAATTATAGATAATTTAGAAATGATTAAATTAGTTGATAAAATCTATTTTCATTCACTAAAATAATATATCAATATTTTAGGCTTTAAATTTGAGAAGACATAGCTTTGTAAATAAAATCAAGCAAGACTTGATTAAATGCATTACGTCTATGTACAAACATGTTTTGAGTTTCTTCAAGAGGCATATGTTCTTGAGAATCACTATCAGGCGTAATATGGAAAATAGGATTGTATCCAAATCCTGTACATTGTTTAATAATTTTCTGAATATTGTAATCCGAACTTTCAGTTTTATTATAGAGCATTTCTTTCATTACTGTCATATTAATGAAACCATTAACTGTACCAGTATGATTAGATACTTCTTTACCATTAACTGCAACACTAGCAGTAGTAGCTAATACAGCAGGAATATAATCTGGAATTTCTAAATTAGACCAACTAATTCTTCCATCTGGATTATTTTTATTATGAATATCAGA